CAAGAAGATACGAAGGATATTCACCTTCTCCTTTGTTACAGAGGTCGTCCCGTCCTTATACAAGCCATCCATCAAATCGTTAATATCTTTCGCCATAATGCTACCGTATTTTCTTGTAGTTTATACGCTTGCTTCGGCCATAGCTCCGAGCTTGTGCTGTTCAGCCATAGCATCAGGAGACCTTATAAAGTCGAGAGCATCAGCGTAACGGTTTCTCATTTCATCGGTCAAGCGTAACAGTTCAGTTTCAGTCAAATCCTCTATCTGCTCGTAGTTACCATAATACATCGTTGTATTCAGGTAGTAAACAATCCAGTAGAGCGATGTTACATGGTCGTCGTGCGTGTTTCCGCCGCCACCCCAAGTGTTCTGGGTTTTCTGGGTAAATGTCATGAGTTCCATGATTGTATCGTAGTCATACACCTTGATGTACCCACGCTGGACATACATTTTCAGAAGGATGACAACGTTGCTCTTCAACGTCGGCGTTGCCCACAGACCACGGCACTTCAAGTCAAAGTTGAGGATATTGGGGTACATTGCCGTATTGAAGAAATAGTCATAGGTGGATTTTCCAGGTCCGTTGTATTCGATGATTAGGTAAGGGTTGTGATAGAATTTCAGAATGATGTTCGCAATACGGCAGAAGTCGTTAACTTCCGTGCAGTTCGACGACATTGTAAACACTTGTTCACACTTGATGTTAGAATACACCTTCGCAATCTGCAGCACATGGTAGTCCTGACGCATACCGTACGAGGTATCGATGGACGCAACATAGGAGTAACCCTTTGCTTCCATAGCACCAGCAGGTTCTGGGTACTTAAAGGCCCTCATCGAAATATCCCGTACAATGTCAGCAAGCTCAGGAGGCCATATACTGCTGTCCAACGGCAGAGGGTCAACAGCCTTCAACTTTTCCAAGCAACGGTAGTCGATAAGGGTTATACCAGAACCGACGAACTCGCATTCGTATTCCTGACGGAAACGCTGGTCGCCAATTTTGACTTTTTCTGCGTTCGCCCACGCCTCGGTTCGGCCAGGTACTTGGTCCCACGTAACAACGGAGCGAACATAAAGGTCGTTGTTTCCCTTATCAAACTCGGCTTCCGCCTGTTCCAGTTCCAACGATGTCTGCCACATGTCGTAGAAATGGTTCATTCCGTTAGGGGTCGAAGTGATGATGCAACGGGTCGTCTTACCAGAGGAAATAGACGGCATAACGGAAGCAATAAATTCAGCTGCAAGGTTCGGCCTAAGGAACGCAAATTCGTCAAGGTACAACAAGTTAATGGAGAAACCACGGATGTTGTCAGGCGATGACGAAGACACGATGATACGTGAGTTGTTCGAGAACTGGATTGACGTTTTGTTCCAGAGTTTCACACCTGGCTGCAACCATGTCGGGAGCCTACTGTACGAATCACGGAGCTGCTGCATCTGTTCCTTAGCCAACGACAGCTTGTTACCAATCATTGCTATCAACTGGTCCTTGTGGAAGATTCCCCACCAAAGGATGAAGCCACGCACAATGGTCGATTTGCCCACCTGTCTTGACCATTTGTTGATATTGAACCTGTATTTCATGAAGCGTTTTATCGCCGCCTCCTGAAAATCGTACAGGTCAAACAACTGCATACCGTTGTCCTTCGTGTTGATGTAAACGTAATTGCGGATGAAGTAAATAGGGTCGAGGGCACACTTCTTGATTTCCCTCAACTTCTCTAGGTCGAGCTTCACAGGCTCATTTGCATCACGCAAATTAGGTATTCCGTTAAATGGCATGTATCACTCCTTATTTATTTCTATCTATGTTCCTTGCGGGAATCCTGCCTTCTTGTTGGAAGCGTCAATTTCCGATTGGGTCATTTCCGCCCTTGTTAAACGACCTTGGTTCAAAGCCACCTGACGACGCTGTTTGGCGTTCTCGTGGGACCGTCTGTCCATTTCCTCAAACACAATCTTCGACATCGTGTTCTTGTCTTCGTCACTCATGCGGTAGAACTTTCCGTCCTTGATGTTCATGATGTAACCCAGTCGCATAAGATGCCTTGCACGGTCATTCGCCACTCCGTAGAGTTGGGCCAGTTGAGCCTTACCAACGGTACGCCACTGGGGGGCCTGTTTCATGACATCAGGAGCGTCTGTAATATCCTGCTTAGGTGCAGCCTGCTTGGACACTGGCCTTGCAGCCTGTTGTGCAGGGCCTTTCACCTTACGTCCCACTTGCTGTTCCTGACCAGCCTGCCGTTGTCCTGCGACAGCCTGATTTACAGCAGCAGCAGAAACCATTTCGCTACCATAACGACCGAACTGGGATTCTCCACGACGGTCTGGGTCCTTCGCTTTCTCGATAAACGGCTTCTGGTCTTCCTCGGTCATAAGGAACACGGGAGCAGGGAGGTATTTCAGATATTCGCTTGACGGGTCTTTCATCATGCGTTCAAGTAGACGATGGCCTTCAGGAGATACAGGATTGTAGCTCAGGTCAAGGCCTGTCTTGGCCATAAACGCATTGGAGAATTTCTGAATGTCAGTCACCTTTCCATCCGCACTAAAACCCATTGACGCATAGTATTTATTCTTGTCAACGACCGTACCAAATTCATCACGGCCTTCCGCTTCCAGTTCTGCAACGCTCTTGTTCTCGTCACTAGATTCGATTGCCTTTACCAGTTTCCTTTTGTACGCTGGCATGAATGTATCGGTGTAATAATGACGGACGAACTCAGGGAACATCTTTGCCTTTGCCGCCTTCTCGTTCAGGTACGGAAGCAAGTCCCTATGTTCTTCCCAATAATCTTCAAATGCCTCTTGGAACTCTGCATAAGCCTTCTTGTCGATAACCTTGTTTCCGTTCTCGTTCATACCGTTCATCAGGAAGTAGAACTGCAACGAATGGTTGAGAGCCTTGGTCGCATCGACGATTTGAAGGTCCTTGGTAAACCCGTACTTTTCTTCAAAGTCATCATCATCCATGCTAGTCGTGTTATCCTCTTTAACATGGCTTACAGATTGTCCAACAGCATCAACCTTGTCAAACAGGGTTCCACCAGTCTTAGACAAAATCTCGCTTGTGCGCTTTGCGGCATTTGTAGCATACTTTGTGAACGGGTTGCTTGACAAATTCTTTTCCACAGCGGCATTTGCATCTTTGATGGCGGCTGCTTCACGGTTAGCACGGCTAGCTTCATCTTTCGCTCTAGTAGCGGAACCATACCCGTCGTAAATCGACCAGATAAGGCTACCGACTGCACCAGCAACACCTAGTCCAGCCAGAGTTATACCAAGTGCAGGAGCGCCAGCAACAGCGGCAACAGCACCCCCAATTGCAGAAACAAGACCAAATGCACCAGCACCGATGAAGTAACCGTTCATTCCAGTCGATAGTGCAGCACTCGCTACACCATCAGCGCTTTCGAACTGCGGGGCATAAATCGTCTTGTGCAAATCAATGATGGCTCTGACCGTATCGGTGTCAAGACCCTCAATACTGTTCAACGCAGATTCCATCAAGGCGTAGTTATTTTTTAGGGACGAGTTTGAGTACATTTTTCAACATCTCCGGGTTCTTGACAACCATGTTTGCAAAATCCTTAACAACATCTTTGGACACTTGTCCGTTATTCTTTACGATGACATCGGCAATCAGCTTGCCCGCAGGAGTCTTAATGGCTCCCAAAAATCCGTCAACAACATTGTTTCCCGAAATACTCGATTCAACCGTTTCGGCTGCAGTTCTCGTCTTATCTGGTGCAAAGAAACGACCGAAATCTGGCCAAGGTGGTTCCTCATCCTTTTCCATCGCGTTATCTTCAACATCCTGATAAGTTGGGTCAGGAGGTGGAGGAGTTGAACCGCACCTTGATACAAACGAACGGAACGCTTGGTCGCCTTCATTGTCTCTGCACCACGGGCCAGGGCATGGCTTTCCAGTGATGTCAAAATGACGGACTATCTGTACACCAGGGTATTTTTTCATGAGGTAAGCGACAAGCTTGGCAGTATTAGCCAATGTCGCTTCCGTCATATAAAAGTTAGGGTCAAACGGGGATGTTCCCTTTGCTCGTTTGCCTCTGTAGTTGCTGCACATCTCGATTGAAATTGTGTTTGCGTTTGTAGCTTTGTTATGATACTGTGCAGCACCGCCAATCTTTGCCGTGTTCTTATATTCTTCAAGTGCATCACTGGTAACGCCAACGGCCCAAGTGTAGTAGTTATCCAAATCAGGATTGTACTGATAGATTTCACCATCGTCAACAATAAAGTCGGCAGAGCATTTTGCTGGGAACACAGTTCTCGTTGCAGAGCCAGTCTTTGACGAGTTGCCAGCAGTGTAGTGCAACGCAATATATTGAATCTTGCGGTTCTTGGCGGGAGTCATGTTTGAAGGAGTGCTGTTCCTGATTATATTGAACGGCTCCTTTTCTGAACTATCAGAATCGTCTTTTTCATCATCCTTCTTTTCGTCTTTCTTTTCGTCCTTCTTCTCAGTTGATTCGTCAGCCTCGAACAAGGTACGATATAGGGACACGATGGCATCCTTTCTGGTGTCATCCAATCCATCGTACTTGTTTACGGCCTCTATGAAGATATTTTCCATTGCACTGCACCAAGTATTTCAGAAATAGTTTATAACCTTGATGCGAATGAAATGCGTGCTTATCCGCTTATTCCGCCACCGCAACATTATAAACTATTTGCATAACAATGTTGGCAAAAGCCAGATAGGTATAATTATGGATATGTTTGATATTCCGACAGAGAAAGAACTTCTTGGTCAAGTGAAGGCTCACTTGGAGACTAAGAAGCCCGTTAAAACGCTCGATGTGGACGACGTGTTCCCGTTCTGGAACGCCGCTTCCGTTTCCACCGCAGACACCGATTCAATGCGTAAGCCGAACAGGAAAGGCTTGGTCATGCCGAACGACAAGGTTGGCTGTGTAAAGCCGCTCAAAACCATCAAGGAGTGGAAGGCTGAACGCATCAAGGGCCACAAGGAAACTACGAGTGAAGCTCAGAAGGAACCAGAAGTCAAGAAGACTGCTCAGATGGAAGCAGCTGGTGGAACCCCTAAGTTCAAGCCTGTCGATGCAACAATCGATACGACTTACAGCGTCAAGGGAGCCCCGAAAGTCAACGGCAAATCTCTTGTTGGCTCAATCAAGCCAATCAAGGCTGGTGAGACAGTTTCCATTGAAGACATGAAGAAGCTCATCGCCGCTATCAGAACGAACAACCTTCCGAACAATGTTGGCATCGTCAAGCCGCAGAAGAAGCCGACTCTCAATGTCGGTGGACGTGATGACTTCGGTGTTGTCACGAGCGACAAGCCGATGAAGGACCCGAACCCGAAGGCATACGCAAAGTATGTCGAGAAGGACATGGACGGCAAGAAGACGGAAAAGCTTGTTGAACTCGGTAAGCCTGAGTACAAGAAGGAACCTCCGAAGGTTTCCAAGACCAACCTTGTCGGTTCAGTTCAGGTAAAGAAGTAAGATATGACTGAGAAAATGCCTATATACACTCCCCGAACTGTCAGGGAGTTGCATCGTAACCTTGTACGAAATCCTGTGCCCGTGCATCAGGGTTTCATCAGGTGCCGTATAGGCGACCTTCCAGTATCTTACGACCCCGACTACGACGGGAAACACCACGTAGATGACGTTACAAAGGCGCACACAGCGCCTCCTCCTGAGACGGTCAATGCAAACATTGATAACTTTACCGCTCCTGGACTTTCATTGAAATACGCCAAGGAAAGCCATTACAAGTTCACTGTTTACATACCGACACAGGAGGACAACGAATATGACGAGTCGATTTCGATAAGCATGTATTGTGACGACTACTACGAGAACTACTGGGCGCTTCATCGCTACATGGAAACAATCCAGAGCGGTCAGACGGACGCATTCCCTATACTAGACCATAACCACAGGGTCTACGGCTACGACCACAGGTACAGGAACAGGCTGATGTTCATCCCCCATATCGACTTCCACTTCGGAGACGACAGGGCCCAACATCACATGATTGTTCGTTACTACCGCTGTTTCCCTACCAGCATAAGTGGATTGCAAGTAACTCCAGGCAGTGCTCAGGCGTTGAAGTTCACCATGTCGTTCAATTACCAGATTAAGAGGATTATCCGCCTCCCCGACCCCAACTCGCTTATGTCAGCTATATGTGTAGTTACTGGCGGAGAAAACAGTAACTCATACTAGGAGCGCTTATGGCAAGTACACCGTCTACTCCATATAACCAAGTCACCCACGTAACACCCGTGATGCACAATACGGAGCTTCCATCGGACAGCTACCTTCAAAAGTATTTTGCACATGCAGAAGGATTTGTCCCGAACAAGTTCCATATAGGGTTCAGTGGTGAGTATGTGGAGAAGGCGTTGACCATAATGCAGGTTAACTGTGCGGGCGACAAATATACGAATGCACCGAAGCTGTTCAACGGTTCTGCGTACCTGATGAAAAAGTTCAGCAATTTCATCGACGACCACTGGGATAACGAAAAGCGAATCCTTAACATGTTATGGAACTGCAAGTCAATAACGCTTCCGAAGCCAACTTTGACTACGGCACAAATCGACTCGCTTGACAGCATGAAGGACTTGACTTTCAACATGCCAAAGAGGGTACAACCTGGGCAGCTCACATTGACCGTAGTTGATGACCAGTACCTGATGTGGTTCAACTTTTTCAACGCAATGTTCAACTCGCAGATTTCTCCTCTCGTGTTGAGACCAAAGTCTGGTTTCCATAAGATTGACATCTCGGTAGAACTTCTTAACGGTGCTACCGCTGACGACTGGGCAGTTGACCTAAACAAGGAAGCGTTAGCATCAACCGCCCCGTGGCTTTCTTACGACCCAGGTACTAGGACGAATCTTGATGTTATCCAGATGTCCGAATACAATTCAGTTGTGCTTATCGCTGCACCTACGATTGACCCGAACAACACCAACATGGACCTCGCTTCGTTCAGTGTCGAGTTCAAGGTTCCGAACCCACTCAACGGTACATTCAAGAAGAGCGACCGTGGCCTGCACGACAATACTAGCGTAACTCAGGCAACCGTAGGTTCCTCAGAAACTTCTCTGGACTACAACCTAAGGTTCTGGGAAAGAACAAAGAAGACTATGCTTAACACTCGTAACAGTTACGAGGCCCTTAATGCAAAGGATGAATACGACTTCAATTCGAGAATCAAACAAAATAGGGGATTTATCCCAGCCCCACAAAATGCAAAACAATAAAACTACTTTATTAACGTAGTTATTTTCTGCTGTAAATTTAATGTTTTGAAATTTCCAAACAAAGGAAGAAGCTTAGAGTATGCATCGTATATTCTAAGGTTGTTCTTCGTCATCGGAATATCGGATGTAGGAACATCTATGATTGAAGTCAACTTCTTTGAATAAAGTTTACGAACATCCTTTCCATACTTGCATATTCCCCAATGAGCCATCGTCGGTGTACGGATAATGCCGTTATCAAAATCGTTTGCGAATATCGACGGCAACTCGCAGCGAACAGCCGACATCACACAGCGGTCAAAAATGCCGCTACGATAGCCTAGGTAATGGTCAACTCGGTTGTCCATGAAGGTTACATACTCGATTGAACGCTCGGTAAGGAAACGGGTGCAATCTTCCTTGGTTGCCGTATATACGGGAATCTTGTCCTTCTTCAAAATCCGCTTGCAGATTTCGTTATAGCTGATTCTCGGCTTGTACCACATCTGGATGCCTTCCGAGTCAATCTGATTAAGGTTGAACTCGTACAGATAACCATTGAGGGTGATGTTGCTTGTCGGGATGTCCGCCCACCGAGTATTACTCATATTGCGGATAACGCTGTCAACAAACCATTTCGGTAAATACTGCTTGAACATCGTTATCAGTCGGGTAGGCGAATTTGACATGTCTTTCAGGATAGCCTGAACATGCTCGTCGAAATATCCGTCTCTAACAGCCTTCCACTCTTCAACGTCGTCGAAACTGAGCTTGTTGAGCGGAAGTGACATCAACCCGTTGCGGCTGTTCTTGAACTTCAGCTTTTCATAAGGGATGTACAGGTAGTCACAACCTGGGAACGCATCGAATTCAAGGTCGGGGAGAATGACGCTGAGTCGCTTTGCGTCGTCATACGAGATGAAGTCGTTGTACTTGTCGAGGGGTTCACCAAGGGTTCCTGTGTTGTAGAACACCACTTCATTCTCTACGTTCTGTGCCTGGTTATGGGCTTCGATAACGGAGTCCAGCGTATAACCGACAACTATCCTTTTTATGCTATGTTCTTTAATGTCCGTCATCATTGCTCCTTCATCGTAGACAACAACTTCTTCATGCCTATGTTCTTCTGTATGTACGGGTAAATATGCTTGTCTAGCCATTTGCTGTCTGGAAGTCCAGTAAATATGTCGAAAATCTTGCCATCGGGTTCACAGAATATGTGCATCGGTTTCAGGGTTAGACCAAGCGACTTATATATCTTGCACTTCTCTGGTTCTGGTTCGACAACTATCTTGACCATGTTGTTAGAGCTGTCCAGCAAGCCTTTCTTGTAGAACCAGTCGTGAATTTCAGCCAACGAAGACCTGCACTTGGGGCAATCGTTCGCCCCGTCATAGAAGATAAACATCCACATCAGCGTGTTTCGGTCAACAAAATTGGAAAAACACTCGTTGCCAAAGTCCACCAGCTGTTGACACAACGGCTTATACAGGCCGACATCGAATTTTCCATCACAACAAAGCTTACCCATAGTTGAATACAGCTACTTTACAATGGATAAAATACATTTTTACACTTTCTTCTGTGCATTGTTATACTCTGGGAACTTAATCTTGGCAATTTCATCCTCAACTTCCTTCGGATGACCGTAAAGAAGGTTTGGTGAACCAAGAGTAACGACGGTGATGAGGGTATCTTCCGAGGTAGCCGAGCCACTATCAATTCCATCGTTTTTAATTATCTGTTTGCCCAAGACGATATACTCGTCACAGTAAATCTGGTCAGGTGCGGAAAAGTCGTCCCTCAATTCCTTGGACTTGGCGTAGACATACACGGACGAACCCACATCTGGACCCATCAGGTTTGTCAATGTCACATTCATCTTCTTTCCAAGGGTGGCCAGATAACGACGACGGATAAATGGAGATACCTGATACATGTTATGCGTGTTCACCGTACAGTCACGAATCATATAGGCATCACCGAAAGTATAGCCAGCAGGGCCAAAGGAATTGTCGATTTCTTCCTGATTGGTGTAGCCAGCCCCTTTCAACAGCTTGCCGAAACACTCGTTATCGCACAGGCCGACATCAGGCTTGTTGTCAGTCAGGGTCATGTACGTAAGGTGAGGGAACAGGTCTTTCTTGTTCTTGCCAGCATCGCTCCACCTGTTGTCCGTGGTATAGAACCAAGTGACATAACCAGAGTCAGAATCCTCAAACATCGAGGCATTGCCGCCACGCTTTGCGTTCACATAGTACATCAGCATCTGATGCTTGTAATAATTCTTTGAACGGTTTATGCTTGATACGACATAGTTACACTTCTCGGTAGAGAATGCGTAATACACATAGTCGCCTTCGAGGAAGGAATGCTCAACGATATCGTTAAGGGTATTCTCCATGTCAGCCTTGACGACAATCCAATTCATCATGTCACCCGTCGTTTTCGGCGGGATTACGATTACAGGGTCATCAATCTTACGATGCCTAAACACCTGCTGCATCGTCTCCGTTGACGTACCGTACTTTTGGAACGTCCTTGTGTCCATAGTCTCGAAAGCACCCAGACGGAAAACGATGTCCTGATAGCTGTTGTTCGTACCAGGCACAACCTTGATTGGAGAGGAGTCCATGACGACGAATGTCAATGGGGTGTTGTCCATTGCAGAACTTCCAGTATTGTTGAATTTCATGATACCGTATTCGCCTGTATGGATAATCGCATTTGAATCATCAACGTTCTGTATAGTGGCAATGCCGTATGGAACACCGTTCAACGGTATGGTAAGGGCAAACTTCGTCACAAGGGAATTCGGATAAACCCTTCCCATGAGGTATATTTCTATCGAGGCGCTATCTATGTTGTCTATATTAAGCATGAATGCCTACCTATCGAATGTTTGAATCGTATTTCTTCAACCAAGTCAAAGAATCGTTAAGCTGTGGCACAACGACCGCTGTCCCGACACTAACCTCGCTGATAACCCCGTTGAACAAGTTGTTGTAATGCAACCAGTATTCAGGAGTTTCTTCAAGTTCATCAAGCATCTTCTTGTATTCAGCCTTCAACTGGTCGCCACGATAGCCTTTCATGTACAGTTCGTTATACACGCTTTCTTCAAATATACGAACTGAATCACGGCATGGCAACGGATTTCTGATATGGTTTGCCGCACAGAACACCTTGCACATCCTGCTGCTGCCCATCGTACGGCGAGCGATAACATCAGGCCTTCCCTGCTCGTAACCCTGAACATTATCCAAGGTCAGCATGGAAAGCTCGTCATCCCTGAATCTAGGGTAATTCGTTTCATCAGCCATATAAACCTCCATTACTTGGACTTGTCCGAATCCTTCGTAGGAATAGGATAAAACAGATTGTCACCGATAAGGTGAATGAAGTCATGGTTCGGGCCAGGAGTCATCCACTGGCTCAGTGTAACCTGTACTTTCATAGTCACAGGGATGCTTGCACCGATGCTGTTGATGAACAGCTCTTCCGAAGGAATGATTTTAACACTGTCAATAACCATAGGTTCGACATCGAGGATGTTTCCTATCGTAAGGCGAACAGGGTTTGGTACAAGGACGAAGTTCGCTCCCATGAACGTACTTCCCTCGACATACGCCTCCAATACCTTAGATATGATACGGTTCATTCCATCAACCATCTTTTGCTTGTCCGCATCGGCAAACTGTCCATTTTCACTCATTTCAGCAGCGTTTGAATCAATGGTCTGGCCAAGGGCATCTGTCATGTTCGTAATTCCGTTTGCAATAGCGTTTCCAACCTTGACTCCGCTTCCAGCCGCATCAACGATACCATCATTAAGCTGTCCCTTTCTCGATTCGGCAAACGCACGAAGTGATGCATCGTCCAGAGCAATATTCTCGCCTTGCTCGATAATGCTAGTGCCAACATCAACCCACGTCTTGGCAACCCCGCTCAATTCATCCTTCAAATTCTTCGCATTGATGAACGACTGTTGCATACCAGCGTTAGTGGCTGCTCTCAGATTATCGTAGAACTCAGTCTTGTCTGAGTAAGCACGCCTTACATAAGCAAGCTGCAAGAGCCTGTGTATGGAAAGACGGAACAAGTCTTCCTGTTCTGGCATATACCATGTAAATGTAAGATTTGCTGGAATACTCATATTTGCACCAGCATACCGTTTCAATGTAGAAGCGCCAGTAGATGCAGAGTCCATTCCATACAATTCCGTAGTAGACCCAAGCTTTTCGCTGACATTTCCAATAAACGATGACACCTTGTCTACAAGAGATGTGCCCTTGCCGTTCTTATCAGTTTTTCCATCAGCGATGAAAGAAGCAATGGCGCCTGCCGCTGTTCCTAATCCAAATCCTGCCGCATCGTGACCACCGAGCTTCTCGCCTATGGTTTCGCCAACATTTGCTCCCAGCGGCATTGCAACAGCAGGTGATTTGAGAATTTCAACTGCACGGTCAAACGAACTTTTGCCATTTTCCCTTGTCCAGTTGGATGCGAAATTGATGCACACGTTTGTTAGGTCATTTGGAGTCAATATTCCATAAAAAGGCTTGAACGCATCTGGGTTCATCGCATACGCCATACGCAGTTTCAATGCGTCGGCTGCAGCATGAACTGGGCCCAGATACACTTGGCGAGCAGTAGGGCCAAGAGGTTCAATTCTAACTACGTTAGGATTAAGCTCGTTAATGGAGTTATGGATAATTCCCTTCGCATCTTGTGCGTAACTCTCCTTGATACCGTAACGGGTTCTCTTACCGAATATGCTATTATTTTCCGCCATACACTAACCCTTCATGATTCTTTCAACTTCATTCAGATAAGCTGCATCACGAGCCCTGTCGCCTTCCCTGTCAACAAGGTTTTCTCTGACAGCCTTTCCTATTTCCGATGCAAGCACCAGAATTTCTTCCTTTGTCAATGACATCCTGTTGAACATTTGCACCTCGTTCAATGTAGGTGTAATGTCCCTTTCCGCCCGTGCAGCCATGTCCATTCTGGTATCTAGGACTGGTGCAGGTTCTTCCGTTGCAGTCGCCTGATTCGTCTCCTCGTCAAACTGAAGACTCTTCTCGGTAACAGGCCGTTCATTACGTGAGTTATCCTCAGTTTCAGCCTTTTCATCCGCACGAGGTTTTAACGGAGTGTCATCCTGATTGTTCATCGCATCGGAGGCTCCAGAAATGTCGTTTGCCAACTCAGTGATGGAGTCTTTATTCAAACGAGCATTTTCTGCATTCGATTCAACCGCCTGATTTCCCAGCTTTTCTAACAGGTCATCTTCATTCTGCTTGATTGTATCGGCAAGTTCACGAAGGCTGTTCATGCTACCTTCGGCAAGTTCAACCGATTTCGGCTCATCAGAAATTTCCTCGGCAGTTTTTTCGGGTTCAGGCTGCTTGTTTTCTACATCTACATGAACATTTACTGGAACAGGTTCATTGATGTCCGTGTTCGCAACGGAGTCGCCAAACTGGTCTAAAATATCGTCCAGACTATCGTTGATTTTTCCCAAGTTGTCATTTACTTCGGAAAACCGTTTTTCTGCCTCCTTCGATGAATCCTCTTTGGGTTCATCAGGGGTTTCCTTTTCGTTTTCATCAACCTCGGGTAACTTGTTGGTTTCAGCATTGTCTATTACTGGCTCGTTACTATCGACATCTGGCAACTTCTTGCCGATATCACTCAGCAATGCGTTCTGTTCTGTCTGTGCCGTAACAATGTCGTTAAGCAAGTTCTCTTCCTTGCTAGGTTCATTGGGCTTTACTTCATCGGGTTCAGTCTCATCGACCTCGGACAACTTCTGGCCAATATCGTTCAACAAGGAATTCTGCTCAGTCTGGGACTTAGCGATATCTCCCAGCAATGTTTCTTCCTTGCTGGGTTCGACAGGAACGTTGTCAGCAGGTTCCTTTTCTTCCAGTTGAGGGAGCTGTACATCGACTTTCACTTCGGTAGGCTTGATATCTTCATTTACGACATTTGTATCTTCGTCTACCTTTTCATCTTCCTTATTTTCGACTTCGTTCAGGTTTGCATCATTGACAGCCTCATCACGTTTCAACTCAGCCCTGAGGGAATCACCTTGGATTTCCATTATCCGTTCGAGGTCATTTTGTATATTCGACATGAACTCTTGCTGTTTCGCCGCTTCCTCATCCTGTTTTCTTTCTTCACTGGACTTGCGGAAATAGTCCTTGACTTCATTCAAGGAGGCAGCAATATCGCTATTGTCAATAGCGCTTCCGAATTGTTCAACCAGCTCGTCGTTTACGTTTTTCGCATTGGCCATCTGCTGGTCAAGAAACCCCTTCATCGTCTGCTCGGTATCTTTCGGCAATGCAGCAAGAGCATCGGCAATTGACTTGATTGAGTCATTGCCAGAAGTCTGATTGACTTTCTGATTGGACGTTTGAGTAGATTTATTTTGGTTTATATCGGCCATAATACACCTGTCGATTCAATGATAGTTTATAATGCAGACACGGTTTTGGACCAGATATAAACTATAATCGAAACATGCGGCATACAAAATGGCAAAGTGCATCACAGACGTAATTTCGCCTAGACAGGATACTTCGGCTACCGAAACGGATTCCAGCATCTTGAGCAGCTTCACCGAAGCTGTCGAGAAGGCCGCTAACTCCGTAAACAATGTAACTAGCAAGCTGGAAGCAACCAACTGCACAAAGGTCGTATTTGACTGGTGCAGGGAAACCATGGGCATCAACGCCTATGCTGCCGTCGGCATGTTATCAAACCTGAACAAGAGCTTCACGGAATACAACAATTTCAACTTTCCTGTCAATCTGGACGGAGCACTTACGTTGAGCAAATCGCTGTGCCAGACAATCGGCACATGGATTGCGTGGATTCAGGGTACAATCGACATTGCGACAAAGGCAGCATTCGTCCTGTTCGCAAAGATTGACGCAGCCCGCCTACGCCTTGAAGAAGCCCTGCTGAATTTCAACGACGCAGTATTCAAGTGCATCACGGATTTGCTATCCGATATCAAGATGTCCGCATCTCTCGAAGTGGGGGTCGGTGCAAGCGTCAGCCTTGATTTCAACTGGGATGAACTCCTCCAAATAATGATTGATTGCCCGTGCTTCTGTCGTGCAATTGCATGCGTAACAGGATGCAACAAGGATGCCGACGGAAACGATATTTCCAGAAACCCCGAGATGGTGTTGGAATGTCTCCAGAACAAGTTCCCGCTGTCGCTTGGCGTAGGAATTGGAATCGGTGGTGGCATCGCAGGTTCCCTGAACGACCTACTCTACGACTTCCTGTTGAAGCTGTACCTGAGCATCAAGGAAGCAATCGAGATGACCTTCGAAATGCTCATGAAGCCACTCAGGGCACTTATCAAGGCTTATGCCGACCTGTTGACCCAGAAGTTCGATGTTTCGGGTTTCATCAAGATGGTTGGCAACTTCGAGTGCTTCTTCATCTACACACTTGAATACAAGAACAACAGGGAATTTTACGGAATGTCGATTATCGACATGATTAACACCTTCAAGAGCTGGACGGTATGTTTCAGCCATCTTTGCCCAGGCCTGATGCAGGACATCGAGGGCAAGATTAAGGAGATTAACGAGAACCTCCGTCTTAACGACACGTTCTGGCAGGGCGCCTTTGAAGCAGACCTTTACGACCTGTGCATTGCGGCAAAGCTCGGTTACAAATCATTCTCCGATTACGAGTTCCGTGAGATTTACCGTGACAACCCGAAGACCCAGTTCGATTCGCTACTGTCCCAGCTTGAAGCATCTGGAATAAAGAAGAAGTGCAGTGACCATAGAAGGTCTACCGCAGCCAACACCCCGACAAGCAAGGTCGAGGAAGCTATCCAGTTCAGGACGGCACCAGATATGGAAAACGGAGTAAATGTTGGCGAGAAACCCATATCGAAATCAGAAGAGAAGAAGTGTATCGCAATCTCCCATAATCTGATTGACAAGACGGTCAGCCCATATTTCACCGAGAAATACTACCAGCTGCTCAGGATGCTCGCCGATTACAAGATGTCAAGCGACACTGTTGACGAACTTACGAAGATTCTCGATAACTGCAGCAAGAAGGTCTACCCAGTAAACATGAGTCAGGAGTTTACTCCGTTCCCGTCAAATCAGACTGGACGAGCTGCAATCGACGTATATCCTGCCGAGATTGAAGTGACATACGAACTCGTCGATGACTACAACGAAGACGAAATAAACGGAATTCTTGGTAAATAGGGGGCAACATGATTTATGGAACAAAGACGAAACACGCTCGTTACAAATTGGTGCATCCAGAGAAGTACATGGAAAATCTGGCCGCACCGATATGCAAGTCGTCTTGGGAAGAACGAATTTTCCAAGCGATGGACAATAACAACTATGTACTGAAATGGGGATACGAACCTGATTTCGAAATCTATTATATGTCGCCAAAACTCCATAAGATGAGCAAGTATTTTCCCGATATCTACTGTGAGTGCAAGGCGAACAATGAGGGCAAGATAAACAAGTTCCTAATTGAAATTAAGCCCGAGAAATTTTCAGTCATGCCGAAACCACCAAAAGCATTGCAGGAAAGTGCAAATCCCAAGAAGGTAAGGGCGCACCAAAAGAAGATGCTCCGTTACTACCAGCAATGCGAAGAAGTGATGGTAAACCAAGCAAAATGGGCTGCTGCACGAAACTGGTGTATCAGCCGAGGTGTAAACTGGATTGTTTTAACCGAGGAAAATGTTTGCGGCCTGTTTGACAGAGGCGCGCATATGTAAACAGAAAAGGCTACCCAAAAGGGTAGCCTTTCCTCACTCCAAACCAATCCTAACCTCGGAAAAAGTACACCAATATTCCGACAACCATGACAAGGATAAAAATCCATGCCAACGCCTTATCGGTTTCTGGCGTATACTTCATCATTCGGCATCCTCAGACGGGACATCTTCGGTTCCGTCTTCGACTTCAGGTGTTTCAACCGTGACGGCGTACATGATGAAGCCAGACTTTTTCTTCTTCTTTTTCTTCGGGGACTCGTCAAGAAGACCAAACAGGTTGTCGGTCTGAGCCATGATTTCAGCATCGACGGGAGAGACTCCGTCTTCATCTTCCTGTTCATCACCGCCTTCGTCAGTTTCCTTGACTTTTAGGTGGGAAGACCAGAACTGAGTATCATCGTTGCTCGGGTCCTTTTCGAAATTGAAGGTGTATTCTGCTACGTCGCCAAGTTCCTTGTCAACCTTCTTCTTTACAGCGATGGAGACAAGGAATGCTTCGTAGGAGAACGATGCAAAGGTAACGTTAACACGAAGAGGGTCATCAAGGTCGCACTTCGTGTTTCCATAACCCTTGTTCGTTACGAAATCTTTCACGCTCGAAAACGCATTGTCAAGCTCCTGAGTACCGTCAAGAAGATGCTTTCCAGCACCGCTCTCACTGGTCTTGATGGAGAACTTGACAAAAGGAACATTGTCCTTTGTCGCAGGCGTGAATGCACTGAGGTAGCCACTGAATTCCTTCTTCATGTTTCCTCCTTAGACAGGCTGCTTACGAGGACGGCCACGCTTCTTCGGAGCGGCAGAAGCCTGTGCGGTAGAGGCTACGGCCTTGTCAGCCTTGGCAGGACGGCCACGCTTCTTTGCAGCAGCAGT